TTCATCGTTTGCTCCAATACAGGTTATCGAACCGCCTTGCCGCGTCGCGTTTGGACGCCGGGCACCTTTGCAAAAGGAAGCCTCTGCGCTGGAATCCGTGGAAGCCAATGCTCCACAGGGCATACATCTCTGGTGGAGTCGGTGCCCGCCCAGTCGCAGAGGAGAATTTTGAATTGAGATGCCCGAGGTAGAATAAAACATCGCCGTCCACACCGCTGATACGGTCTTTGACCTGTGCTCCGCTACGAGTAAGGGCGTTGACCTTTGAGAAAGAACGTGCCTCTTCCTGCACACGCAGGCTGGCGATATACCGCAATGTGGACGGCAAAACTTGATAGCGCGTAACCTCACCGGCTTTGCCCACCGCATGAGGGTTGTCACCGCTTTCGACTTGGGCCAGCGCCCAAAGGAGTCGTTCGTTTCCGTGACATTTGCACTGCATCAGCGCGAACAGGAAGGCGATGAACAGGGCGAGCCAGAGGTTAAGCCAGAAGCGTTGTGGGATGATGTCTTTCATGGAATGAAGTCCGGTAAAAAGATGACGTGCCAGCGATACCCGCCGAACCACCTGTGCGTGATGTGCATGGACGCCTTGAAGCAGTCATCCGATGGAAAATACTCAACCTTGAACCAGCATCGTTCCACTGTTTCAAAGGACAGGAACCTGAACCAGTAGCGTTTGCTGAAGAAGCCCATTACACCAGTCTCCTTTCGATGTTTGGCTCAATCCTGTCACTGACGGTCCTCCGGGCAATGGAGAACGTGACGAAGAAGAACCGTTGTTTGTTGTTCGGTTTAGTGATGAACTTGCGGTAGTCAAGCCATGTGTCAAAGTCTTCCGGCGCGGCGTAGCCTTCCCGGTCCAGCCATGCGAAGGCGAGATAGTCCAGCCTGGGATCGCTCAACTCCCGGCCCCACAGGCGGGTGGCGTTCGATGTAAGCAGGATTCGTCCAAGCTCGAACTGGTCCCGGAACCAGACATCGTGGTAGGTGCTGTGCTTCAACTCTCGGACACCTTCAAGATAGTCGCACTTCACCAGCAGCGCCTTGATCTTCTGGTGGTGGAACGCGGGGAGTTCCTTGTCGATGCGAAGGATCATAGCGACTTGTCCTCAACATGCAGTCCGCGCATGGAAAGGTTGTATTTTCGCTCCAGCAACTCGGATAGCTCGTCGTCGTTTTGCAGCGCGTCGTGAAGCTCGTTGTTGTCGCTATGCACGCATTGCATGGGATGCTCCGCGTTGCCTACGGTCAGGATGATGCGCTTGCCGAAGATCATGCGATGACGGGAAACAGCCTGCGATCATAGTCGCCCGGTTCAAGGTAGAAGCATTCGAGGATGACGGCGCTTTCCTTGTCCCAATGCTTGACGCACCGGATGACCGAGATTCCTCCGTCGCTCGTCCACAAACCATCAAGGACGCTTTTCACTAGGTTGTCCCCGTCGGGAGTTTGTTTGTGAAGTTTCCCGATCATCTCCTCCTTCTTCTTCTTGCTCCACGACTCGGGCACCGCGAAGCGAAACCGGATGTCCACGCAATCCGGCACGTCAATCACTCCAACCAGCAGGCGAAGCGCATCCCGATAGTCAAAATACTTCCTGACGCACGGTCGCTTGCGCGGGTTGAACCGATCCCCTTTGGTCATGCGCGGGGCGGCGACCGGCGCAATCTTCAGGAAGTATCGTTTGGTAATCATTGTGGGCTGAATGTGGACACAAGCGTTTGAAATGTCAACGGGAATTTTTCAGGGGGTGATTTTGGCCGCGTTCTCAAAGCGGGTATAGGGCTTCAAAAACGTGAGGGACACCTCGCCAGTCGGCCCGTTGCGCTGCTTGGCGATCAGCAGGTTGACCGGAACCGCATCATACACCTGCTGCGGATCGTCGTCCTCGTCGGTTGGTTTGTAGAGCAGCCCCACCAGATCGGCGTCCTGTTCAATCGAGCCGGATTCACGAAGGTCCGACAGGCGCGGCTTGCGTTTCTTGTCTTTCTCCAGATCGCGGTTCAACTGGCTGAGAACGATGACCGGCACGTTCAATTCCTTGGCCAGCGCCTTGCACCCGCAGGAGATGTCCGTGATCTCCTGCTGCCGGTTGTCCGCCCGTCGGCTGGTGGAGTGCAACAACTGAAGGTAGTCCACCACGAAAAGCTTGATGCCATGCTGCTGGTGCATCCGCCGCGCCTTGGCCCGCAGTTGCAGGATGGACAGCCCGGCGGTGTCGTCAATGAACAGCGGCGAGCCGGCCATGTTGCCGGAGGCGTTGGTCAGCCGGATGACATCGCCTTGCGACATGAATCCATCGCGGATGGAGCGGAGATTCACCTTCGCCCGAGCGCACAGCATTCGCAGGACGAGATCGGCGGAGGTCATTTCAAGGCTGAACACCCCCACGGGCTGCTTGAGGTTCACCGCGACGTTCTCGGCGATGTTCATGGCCAGCGAGGTCTTGCCCATCGAAGGCCGCGCCGCGATGACGATCATGTGGCCGGGATGCAACCCATTGGTCATCTTGTCCAGATCAATGAATCCGGTGGCCAGCCCAGTGATCGCACCCTTTTTCTGGTGCAACTCCTCGATGGTGGCAATCGCCGTTCGCACCAGTTCCTTGATGCCGGGCGATTTGGTGTCCGCCCGTTGCTCGCTGATGCGCAGGATGTCGTGTTCCGTCTCGTCGATGTGCCTTGCGATTTCTGCCTCGTCCTCATACGCCTTTCCAACCGCCTTGGTGCAGACGGTGATGAGCTTGCGGCAGTCGTGCTTTTCCTCGATGATGGACAGGTAGTAGGAAAGGTTCGCGGCGGATGGCACCTCGTCTGGAAGCGACGACAGGTAGGCCAAACCTCCCACGGCATCGAGTTGCTTGTTGTCACGAAGCTGTGCTTGCAGCGAAATCATGTCGATTGGAACGCGGAAGCTCCACATGGACACCAGCGCCTCGTAAATCGTCCGGTGCCGAAGATCGTAGAATGCCTCGCCCGCTTCTCCAAGCCGCTCCACCACCTCCGGGAGCGTCGCAGCAGGCTCAAGGAGCACGCAGCCCAACACGCCCTTCTCTGCCTCCATCGAATGCGGCGGCAGGCGGTCCACTCGGGCAGGGTCGGCGATGACTGGATTGCGACGAACGGGGTTGCGCAAGGTTTGATTGTCCATGCGTTCAGAATTTGATGACTTCGCAGAATTCACGCAGGCGGCGAACCAAAGCCGCGCCGCGATTATCGGTCATGCGAGAGCACAACGTCTCCCCGGTATCGTTGGTGGTTGCGATGATCGGAAGTTTCAATGAGCAGCGCCGCTCGATGACTCCGAATAGTTCCGCCTCCGCCCGGTCGGTCAGCTTGAGTTTGCCAAGGTCGTCGAAAAACACCAGCGCGGCGCGGGCCACGGAATCCAGCCAGTCCTCGCAATCCTCGTCCCGGTAATGCCGCGCAATTTCGTGCCCGAAGGATATGCAGTCGAAAAAGTAGAACTCGAATTTGCCCCGGCGGGACAAGAGCGTTTTTTTGATCACCTGCCACGCGATGCGGGTTTTGCTTTTTCCCGTCTCCCCGACAAGAATCAGCCCCATCGATCCGTAGTTCCACTTCATCGCCTGCTGGAATTCGTCCTGTGGCAGCCGGGCCGTGTCGGTGCCAAGGTACAGCGGCGGGCAGATTGTGTTGAATCTGGCTTCGGCTCGCTTGTCGGCGCACGCTTCGCACAGCCCGTAGCGGGTTCGTTCTTCGCAGAACGGATTGTCCGAATAATCCCGATGCCCGCACTCGCAGCACTCGAAAACTACCGGGCGAATTTCAGAAACCGTTGTTGGGAGTTGATCCGGTGAGGGGTTTTGCATGGGTATGTCCGTTTGTTGTGGTGTTGAAGTGAGTCATGCTGGCAGGATTCGCTTTCCACTGCCGCGCCCGGTCGAGTTCTCCGGGCCAGTTGTTCAAAAGGGTTTGCAGGTCTTTGCGCAGATACGGAGCGCCGGAGCGGTAATACGCGGCGACAAGTTCAAATTCCGTGATGTCGCACTTGGCTGGAAATTCGTTGAACGCCCTCGCTTCCTTGTCGGTCCATTTCGTGTTTTCCCTGCGATGAAAAATCTCACTGATGATTTTCTTGCGGAAGTCGATTTCGACTTGGAATAAATCCACCGGCTCGGGTGGATTTGGTTTTTCTTCCCCCACACCCCTTTCTTTTCCTGAAGAAGATCCTTCTCCTTCTCCTTCTCCTTCTCCTTCTCCTT